CCAACTGGGAACGGTACCCTTTTTGAAAGAGACGCCTGTGCGTTTCATTTCAGCTGCTACTGCCCGATCGAGATCAGTCGGGCCATATCCGAAAGCAGGTACCAGACCAACACCACCAAACTCACGTGGCAAATGCCACGGTTGACGGAGGTTCATTTTAGTTGCCAAGCGACCGAAATCGCGACGGAATTGAGTATAAACAATTTCTTTCAGTTCCATAGGAACTGTCCGTAAGATTTCAGCACTATTCGCCGCAAATGAACCATATTTGGAGTAGAGGGATTCGATCCCTTTCTTACCACCTCCAGACCTCTTTTGATTTAACATAATGCCAAAATTGACATATTCTACCATTTCAAAAGGTCTATCCCCGTCAACGAGGAACGTAGTTGAGTTAATATTCAAAAACTCATCGCTGTAATAGTACTTCCCAACAGAAGGTGCCATGCCAAAACACGGACACAAAGCAAGCCAAACAGCCTGACCCCGAGGAGTGCACGGAAACACACAGTCATCACCGTTAATCAGCATTCGACAATCATCAAGTCGAAGCCATTCACGATGTTTACTTATGTAACCCGCATACCTCAGGCCGGTCTTACGCTGGCGCTTTGTCGACGGAATTCGATAGGAGACAAAAACCTTTTTGTCCATTTCCATCGCCTTTCTGCAGATTGCAGCATTAACTACGCAAAGAACTGGAAAAGACATGATGCTACCCATCAACTGTCCGTTCCTTTGATCAACAAATTGATCTGTCTCCCCCGGAAGAAAGTCGCCTTTCTTCGGTACCAAAAGCTGATGTTTCGTTAAACTTTCGACGAAAAGATGCCGATACTGGTCTTTCAACTCCAGATCGTCTTTCCAATCGTCATAACGAAAACATTGAGAAACAATTTCCTCAGCTACGGTTTCTGAGAGGACCGAAAGTAGCCCATTCGTGGCATCTTTATAGTCCCCAGAGAGATAAGCTTCTTCTTGACACAACATTCCAAGTTGGTCACGTAGCACAGCTTCTGAGACAGTTTCGCCGATGAGTTTCATATAACTCTTACGACGGAGAAAACTATGCAGAACCTTCTGCAAAGGCTTAAGGGCGTACCCTCTCAAGGGCGGCCCTTTCGTTATTACACGAATTTTCAAAGCCTCTGGAAGCGCAAGAGCTTCCACACAATTTTTCTCTTCACCGGCAAGGTTGACAATCGAACGCATGACGACAGCCTCGTTATTACGAAATGTCTTCAATGCACCGGGATCTTTTACGATCCCGTTCGCCTCAATCCAGTCTTCACAATCCTCATCCCAAGTGCGTTGACTTTTAAGGTTGAAAGGTCTCACGATTTGTAGCTCATTTTTATCTACAATTTCAGACACAATGTCAAAGATATCGTGAAAGGCACCTCCTTCCTTACGTGACGTATAGTAATCCGAAGATGTACTAGGTATAGT